GAAATAGTTTTATCGCCTTCTAAAACAGAACCATCATCTTTATAAACTCTCATTTTAAGATTAGAAAACTCAAGCATATAAGTTTGAGTTGTAGAAAATTCAAAAGGTATAAGTCTTGTTTTGTTAGCACTACTTGCTACCTCAGCAACAAAGGTTGTGCCTGATCTTCTGGCTGCAGCACCATGAGGATAGATAATAAAATTTTCTAGTGTTTTACATCCTGAAGAATATTTAGTTAAATCAGTTCTACCATCTAATCGTGGTGAAAGTTCTCCACCTGTAAAGTTTGTAAGCTGTGCAGCAACTCGTGCCATAATTTAATACCTTGAGTTAATAAAGGTACTAGCGTCTATTGAATCTGACATTCCAAGATCAGGTGAATTGTTTTGACCTTCACTTGAATCTACAAACCTAGCATCTCTTAATTTATCTTGAAATAGTGTGTACATATTTTGTGCTACAGGATTAGATGATGTAACTCCATAAGCAATATCTGCTCCTAATGCTGCAGATAAAGTTTCTCTTAATAATTCATCATACTCATTAGGGTCTGTAATTCTTGATACATATAAAATTTTCATAGTAGATGTATTACTTAATATTTTTCTACCTTCTACTTTGTGGTTTAAGTCGTAATCTATAATTGATAACAACCTTAAACAATCAGCAGGTAAAGTAAATTGAGCAGTAAAACCCCAAGCAGGTGTAGCTGTATCTTTTGCTAATGATGCTCTTTTTTGTAAACAGTTCCAAGGGTGTGATCTAAATAATGAATCTCTAACTTGTGTGTATCTTGAATTGCACAGTCGTGCATTTTTTGAATCTTCTGTTAATGACAGAATAGTAGTAGCACCTAATTGGTTTAATGCTCCATTACAAATGTCTACTACTGATGCCATTGATTATGATTTTTTCTTTTTTGGAAAACCAGCTTTCATATTTGCGTAGGCTTTCTTTGTTATTGTACTTTTCTTTTTTGATCTTGAAGTTCCTGCTTTTTTTCTTGCGTTTATGTTTCTGTATAAGCTCATGTTATCTCCATTGTTTATATATTAAAAAATGGGGGATTGCTCCCCCACTTTATTTTTATTAACTTACTATGTAAGTAATTACTCCAGCCACATCATCGTCGTTAGCCAAAGCTGCAATGCTTTTGATTTGAATGACAACTCCGTCGTTACTATCAAATTTATGGTTACCACCAAGCAATTTTTGCGCAGCAGTATTACCTTCCATTGTAAAGTAACCAGCAGTGTCGACATCTAATCCATCAACCATACTATCTACATCTTCAGCAACTGCTGTTCCTGATGTATCAGTATATGCTTGATTGCCAATATCGATTGTCGCTGAACCAGCAACAATGTTACAGTAAAATCTAGATAAACCACCTATGATTTTAACTCTACCTGCTGGAAGTTTTCCCAGCACGATTATTGAACCAGCATCACCTACACCATCTTGATTAAAAGAAAATGCAAGTGTTCTTAGCTTACCAGTGTTACTTCTTGCACCAGCTAAGACTAATGGAGTAGCTAATGTAGCAGCGTACTCAGTACTATTTTGTGTTGTTACAGCCATATTATTTATCTCCTATTATGCTTCGATGGCAACGATTGGAACTACTTTTGCAGATTCCATTCTAGTCGCACCGATTGTTTGACAGTAGTATACTTGCGTAGCATAAGATTTATCAGCTCTTTCATCTATTCTTGCGGAAATATCTTTTCCGATTCCTAGAAGAAGTCCGTCTTGTGCGTAAGCAATACACGTTCTGTCGTTACCTGTTTTTGGCAGTCTATTAGATACTGTGAATTTAAAGCCAAGATAAGAATCAAGTTCGCCACGCACGAGTGCTTTGACGGTATTGAAATCTGAACTTGTAACTTCTGAATCACCTAATAGATTACCTAGTTGCTCTGGACCTACTATAATGTGTCTTGGTATAGAAGGGTCAACATCTGCTTTATCTAGTAAATCTTTTGCTGAAATTAATTTAGCAACAGTTAAACCAGAAGTGCCTTTTACAACACCAGTTTGCACAGTTTCCGTTCCAGTACCTGTTTCACCTGTAGAAGCAGTTCCTAAAGCAGCCGATATGATTACATCGTCCATAGCTCTTCCCATTGCCATAGCAGCGGCTTGAGCATAAGATGATGTTGGGTCAATTAAGAGTCTTACTTTGTCTTGTTGATCTATTAAATCAGCAAACTCATAATCCGCAAGTGATAATCTTCTTCTTGAGTGAGGAGTATCTATTTGAGGTGTGTCTGCATGTCTGCTCGTTCTTAATTGAGCAGTCACTGATCCAACTTGATCGAAGAATGCGTTTTTTCCTACAACGCTTTCAACTCTGACTTTGTCTCTTAATAATGATCCCATTTGTTGAGATAACATTTGTATGTTAGCAGAATACTGCTGTACAAATGCTGTAGTTATTTGTGATGACATATTTGTCTCTCCATTATTATTGTTAACTTTATATAATCAGAAAAGTTCTCCATCAGTATTGATAGGCGTCTCTTGCATTTAAGGTCTGTTAGACCACAGTCTATTCCTGGTTGTCAGTAAGGTTCTTGCGAATTATCCTACTAATAACCCCTTACATTAATTTATAAAAAAATACAAGGGGTTAAAAATTATTCTGCGTTTAACATTTCTCTTAATGTGTAAACTTGTTGTACTGTTTTATCATGATCTGGATGTTGTTTGTTCCAATATGGTCCTTCTCTGTTATTCATAATACTAGATATTTCTGATTCAATATCTTTATTAGAACTAACTTGTTCGCTTTCTGTAGTAACCATATTATCTTCAGACATCATTCCAGCTATCTTAGCAAAGCCTTTAATAATTTCAGGATGATCTCCTAGTCTCATACCATTTTTAAGTTCCATATCTAATACTTCTGCATTCATATTAGCTTTAGCTAATGCTCCAGCTTTTTTTATATTAGTATCAAACTCTCTTCCCCACTCTTGTCTTAACTCTTGTGCAGACTGAGCTTGAGCAGTTTCAGTATCAACTTTAGATTGTTGAGCCATACCTTCCATATTAGTTTTATAAAAATCTAAAATACCTTCAGCTTGTTTTTGATTTAAACCTAGCTTGTGTGCATTTTCAGCAAACTGTTTAATTGAAGTTTCTTCCATAGGAACAATGTCAGACTTAACATTAAGTGAATATTTATCGGCAGATTCTGGTCTACCTAATTTATCATACACTTCATTCCATTGATCTTCAGTTGAGTTTTTATTAGGAACAGCAACTTTATCTTGACCAATCATTTTAGTAGCATTGATATATGACTTTGCAAGTGCATCTATCTCTGTAAACTTATCTATGTTTGGATCGTTTCTAAACTCTTCAGAAATTGCTTCCTTCCAAGTTTTATTTACTGTTGGTTGTTGTATTGTAGTTGATGCGATTGTTGCTTCAACTGGTTTTGTTTCTGTAGGTGTTGGTGTCGTTTCTACAGGCGAAGCTGGTTGCTCCGTTATCTGTTCTGATGACATATTTATTTATCCTTTTCGTTTTCATTTTGTAGCATTGCTTTTATAAATAGAAGGATGCTACGCTGACCTTCCATGTATGCACTCTCATGACTATCTCCCTTTACATTGGTTGTAGTATGATGATGACATCTTTTTTCTAAATCAGACATAACTTGCTTTCCTTCGTCTGTAGTAAAAATATATTTATAATTACTTTTTATTTCTTGAATGTATTTTTGTAAGTTTTGTTCTTTGTCTTTTGATTGACCCATTATTCTATATCAGCATTTGCAACAGCTTTTGCTTCTTCAGGTAACGCTTTAGCAAGTGGAGCTATATCTCCTCCAGCTTTAGCCATCTGTTGTACTTGTTGCATCTGCATTTGCTCCTGTTGTTGTTGTTGTGCTTGTTGTCTTTCCGCTGTTACTTGACTTTGTGATTTTAATAATTTTTGTGGCACACCAACTATTTCTGCTAAGTGTTTAACTAGATTATCAAAATTAATATAATCAAATACAGGAGCTACATTAGCTAAGCTACCAAGTATTTCAATAGCTCTCATGATCGATTGAAGTTCTGTGGATTTCTGTGCTTTAGCTAAAGGTGAAACATATTCAATTTCTATATCTTGACCTGATAAAAATTCAGGTGCTTGAGGTAATTGATTGTTTCTTAATAGAATGTTGAACACTCTATCAATTAATGGTTTTAATAATTCTGATTGTAGTCTACCTAATACAGGTCCTAACAATC